CAGGAATTGATATTGGGCATTGTGTCGGATGGTGCTGATGGTGACTTGAAGAAGTTGAACGCGAATGCGATAGAGTTTTTGCGTACGATGGAGCGTGTGAGCGATGAGATCAACAACATGAACACGCAGATGGAGTACACGCAAGATGACTGGTTGTATGGTTTGTTTGATGAAGGCGTGAAGAGCGACATCAAGGACTTTGATGACAGGATGAAGGCCGTTCGTAAGACTATCAAGGAAGTGAACGACTATCTCCGCCACAACAAGATAGACTTCTCTGTATCGCTTGAGAACTTCGACATGGCAGGTTACAATCAGATGATGCAAGCTGTTCGTGCTGCTGGTTTTAATCCAGACTGGCTCCATGATGACATGAAACGCGGCATCAGTGATCTGGCCTCCGATTACAAAGAGATGTCTGACGAGATAAATGCCAGTCTGAGGACATCGCTGCTGCCCGTGTTTGAGGAGTTGCGTCAGAAAGGCATCACGTCGCCGAAAGAGATGGCTGCTGCATATCAGCAGATCATGCCTCAGATACGCGAGGCGATGGGTGCGACAACGAAAGAGGCCCAAGACACACTTGACCGACTGGCTATGGCCATGCTGCGCTCAAACGGTTTTGCCCTTGACGAGGTTGTGCTGCTTGGTGAACGTGCCGCCAGCGACCTGCGCACCAGCATCACGCGCGAGGCAGAGAAGATGGGTGTTGACATCAATGACATCATAGAGTCGAATAACACAGACACGATGAAAGCCTTGCTTGATGCCGCAATCGCCAACAACAAGGACATCAGTGATGACACGCGTGCGCAGTTTAATGCTCTGCGCGACTACATCATGACGCACCCAGCGACTTTCCGTGTTATCATGCGTGTTGAAACCCAGGAAGATGGTGAGGCAAGGAAGTATCTAAAAGGCCTGAATGGTGCTAAAAACAACTACCAGCTTGCGCAAAGGTACGGTTCCAGCACTCCCGAGGGCGGTGACACGAACGAGAAGGCCATCAAGCGTGCTAAAGACAACTATGAAAAATCGTTGGAGAGGCAACAAAACCTTGATCGTCAATTGAAGAACCTAGAGAAACAAGGCCAGAAGAACAGCCAGGTATATAAGAAAGTCAAGGAAGCCTTTGACAACGAGAAAACAAATGCAGACCAGGCGAAAAAAGCGTATGATGACCTTGGCGGTGACCCAGCAGACTTTCAGCCTAAAGGCAAGAAAGGCGGCAAGACCGGGCACAAGACCGGTGGCAAGGGTACGAAGCGTGATGAGTGGTTGGATGTGATGCGTAACCGCTTTGCTGAGTACAAGGAGGCCCGTGCCGAGGTTGAGAAGCTGCGCAAGATGGGCATGAGCGAGGCCAAGGCCATCGAGGAAGTGATGAAGATGCCTTGGGACTATGACCTGAACAAGGATTACCTTGGCCGTGGTGACGCGAAGGCCCTTGTGGACTATCTGATTCCGCTGGTTGAGCAGCATGGCAAGGGCCTGCAAGGCTCGTTCAAGCAGGCTAACAACAAGTTCTTGATGGAGTTGCGCAAGGCTCAGCATGATGACCAGTTGAAACAATATGAGGAAGAGGCGAAGAAGATAGGCGATGCCATCAAGAAGCACATTGAGACTGGTGTCAAGCAGTGGAAGTTGTATGACGCGCTGTTTGCGGCGACTGGGGATGAGGCATTGAGCGCGAATGCGGCCTTCGGTGGCAAGAAGCTGTTTGATAACATCGAGGATCAGCTGATTGCTCTGTTCAACAAGAACGAGGGGAAGGTTGACTTCTCGGACGCGTTGCAGATGGATGAGAAGACGCTGAGCGAGAAGCTGCTGAAAAATGCTGACGAGTATATCGACCTGCTGAAACGCATCAAGGAGATGCGTGAGAGCGGCTGGAGCGACATCATGACAAAGGCCGCCGAGGCGATGGAAGCGCAGATGACGCTTGAGGAGAAGTTGCAGAAGCAGCGCATGGTGAACCAGAAGGAGCTTGCCGACTTTGTGAAGCGCAACGGTGGCATGGAGAAGGTAATGTCGAACCCCGAACTGTTGAAGCTGTACAATGCGCTGAAGAATGCCGGGCTTCGCGCACTTGCCGAGCTGGAGCAGGAAGGTGTGAAGCTGAGCGCGTTTTGGAAGGGCTTGTTTGACAAGTTGAGCGAGAGCACACTTGGCGGTCTGCGCCGTGTGGTGACCAAGTATGGCACCGCGTTGAAGAATGCCAAGCGCAACGGCGACGGCACATGGACTGTGCCAGGTATCGACCAGCCGGTGACCGAGGGCACCTATCGTGAGATGGTGAAGCGCATAGAGGACTTGCGCGAGAAGATTCGCGAGATGAGTCTGACCGACTATCTGAGCGACCTGTTCGGCGACGATGGCCTGTGGCGCAGGGCCGAGACGCTTGGCGAGAAGATGGAGATTATCGCCATTGCCGTTGGGCGTGTGCATGATGAGCTGAAAAAGGCCACTGGCCCGATGAAGGAGTTTTTCTCGGCCCTTGGCAATGACACGGTAGGCGAGTATGTTGACTTCTTCGACGAAATGCTGAACGGAATCACCGAGCTTGGCACCGGTGCGGCTAGGATGGCCAGCGGCGACCTGCTGGGCGGCGGCATTCAGGCTGTGGGCGGTTTGTTCTCGACGATAACGAGTTTCTTCAACTTCCACGACAAGCGTTTGGAGAAGCTGATAGAGGAGAGCAAGCGCACGGTGTCGGAGTTGGAGAATGCTTACTCGCAGATGGAGAAGGCTCTGGAGCGCAGCCTTGGCGGCATGTACACGACCCGCAGCTACCAGCAGCAGCTGAACAACCTGATGCAGCAGCGCAAGGAGGTTCAGCGGCAGATGGATGCCGAGCGCGACAAGAAGAAGACCGACAAGGATGCGTTGGTAGCGTACCAGCAGCAGCTTGCCGAGATGGATGACCAGATCAAGCACTTTGCCGAGGACATGGCCAACTCGCTGTATGGCATCGACATCAAGAACTGGGCCAAGCAGTTGACCGACGCAGTGGTGAACGCATGGCGCAATGGCGAGAATGCCGTAGAGGCCTACCGTGACAAGGTGAAGGACATCATTGCCGAGGTTGCGACGAGCATCATCAGCCAGAAGATTATGGAGGCCGCGTTGCAGCCCGTGCTTGACACGCTGGTGGCAGAGATGACCGCGAAGAACGGTCTGCTGGACGAGGGGACCATCATGACCTTTGCGACGATGCTTGGCAATGCCGGCAACACGGCAGTGAACACGATAACTGGTGTGCTTGACGCACTGAAAGCGCAGGGTTATGACTTGACCAGCGGCAACGGGGCAGGCACACTGGGGCAGGGTATCAAGGAGATCACCGAGGACCAGGCGAACTTGCTTGCCAGCTACATCAACGCAATGCGCGCTGACTTGAGCGTGGTGCGGTTGCTGTGGGAGCAGCACGCGCTGGGATTGAGCGTTGTGAGCCAGGCGCAGCTGACTGAGCTTGCCGCTATCAGCGCGAACACGTTGCGCAACGCCGAGGCCGCTGAGCGCATTGAGGCCGCGCTGGGGTCGGTGATCACGGTTGGTGCCAGCGGCGCGAGGGTGCGTGTGTGATGGTGATGGTTATGGCCGCGGCAGGAGTCACGGCACAGCGAGACTGATTGTGCGGGCGGGTTCGCACGCAATACTGAACTGATGGTGTAACTTTGATTAATAATTAATGATATGGCTAGAGATAGGGTATTGTTTCAGCGGGGCGATGATTTCAGGACGCTTGACACTTGGGGGCTTGTGTTGTGTGAGGCCCCGATTCAGCTGATGAGCGATGTGAAGGATCCTTACAAGAACGAGTGGCCTGACGAGCATGGCGATGAGGAGTGGGCAGATGTGTTGTACTACCAGTCGTATGAGTTGGAGCTGACGATGGCGACTCGGTCGGTGTTGTTGAACACGACGGCTGTTGAGGTGCGCGCGTTTGTCGAATGGCTAGCGGCCGGCGAGTTTATGTTGTGGGTTGAGCATGGCAACCTTGGCCGTCAGAAGGGGCGTTATGCTGGCTATGAGGATGATGCTCACATGTGGAAGCAGAAGATTCGCTCTGGCGGTCGAGACCAGGATGAATGGGTGTTGCAGTTTAAGATTAAGCTTAAGGTGAATGACCCTGTGACGCGTGTTTTCCCGAACTCGACTTACACGGGGTTGCGTGTGCTGTGATGTGCAAGCCGGTGGCTTGCAATACTGAACTCTTGTGCGGGCGAGGTCGCCCGCAATACAGAACGGTGATTGTTGGTTTAACTTTTAAATGTTTTGTGAGATGATTTGGATTTTATTGCTTGGTGTTGTTTGTGTTGCTCTCGCTGTTGCTTGCTGGCGCATGAGTTGCAGCCGTGACGAGTGGATGGTGCGTGCCCATGAGCTCAGTGACTCGCTGCGGATGAGTGATGAGCGTATTGCCATGCTCGAGGAGGAGAATGACTCGCTTGTTGCCGAGGTTGGTGCGCTGCGCGCTAAACTGAGCCGCAAGGGCACTGGTGTGAAGGGCAGCAAGAAGTCGCAGTGATGTTGCCAGCGGGGTCGCTGGCAATACCGAACACTTGTGCGAGCAATTATGGCAGTACTTTGGCTTGATGGATGACCCATCATCACGTTGAGTCAATTTTCAGTTAGTTTTTGAGCCTTGGTAACTTGGTGTTGCTGAGGCTCTTTTGTGTGATTTGTGCTGATGTGTTTTGATTTTAACATAATTTTATCGCAAAAATATTTTGTTGTTGTTGCATAAAGTAGTAACTTTGTGGTGAGGATATTCCTCATTGAATCAACAATTATTAATTAATTATTTTAATCAATTTCAGTTATGGCAGATACTACTTTCTTGGCACCGGACAATAGCGTGCCTATGGGTGTTCTTCCTTATCTCAACAACAATGGTGGCCTTTTTGGCGGTAACAATGGCTGGGGTGGCGGCATTCTCGGCTTCTTGCTTGGTGCGATGTTCAGCGGTGGCTGGAACGGCGGCGGTCTGTTCGGTGGCGGCGGCAACAACGGGAACCACAACGCCGACCTGATCATGCAGGCCGTGACGAACAGCGGCGAGCGCAGTGTGAGTGCAGTGCAGCAGTTGTCGACCAACCTTGGTCAAGACTTCACGCTTGTCAACTCGGCCATCAATACCATCAGTCAGGGCATCAACCAGATTGCCAACGCACAGGGCTTGAACTCCATGCAGGTGATTAACGCCATTCAGAGCGGCAACTGCGCAATGCAGAACCAGCTGAGCCAGTGCTGCTGCCAGATGCAGAACACACTGACCACACAAGCCAATATGCTCCAGCAGGGCGCGAACCAGAACACTCAGTCGATTCTGGGCGAGCTGCGTGCTATGCAGACCCAGGCTCTGCAAGACAAGCTTGATGCCGAGCGCGCCAAGAACACCCAGCTTGCCGGTGAGATTTCGCAAGCCAATCAGAACAATACCATCGCTGCCATGATTGCCAATGCAGTGAACCCGATCGCCTCGCAGCTTGCCGGCATTCGTGGCGAGGTTGATGCCATCAAGCGTTGTCAGCCTTCGACCATCACGCTGCCCAACAACTCGATGACCGCTGTGCCGACGATTTGGGCCAATGGTGTTGCCGACCTGGTTGTGGATCGTGTTGCCGCCGCACTGGCTCAGGCAGGTGGGACTACTACTCCGACTACTCCGACCGCTGTTGCCAAGATGTGATTGACATGGCCGTGGCCGGAGCCACGGCACAGTTGAACCGCTAGAGAGATTGTGCCGGCGGCGTAACCGCCGGCCACATAACATGAAATAACTAAACAACTATCAACAATGGATTTCAATAGTCTGAACAAGGGTGATAACATCTATGTCATCAACAAGACCGACGCCGGGCCTGAAATGATTGTGTGTGAGGTCATGGACAAGACCGCTCCTCACTATGACTTGCAGAACCAGGCTGCGGCAAACGGCAGCGGCATGCAGCAGGTTGTTGACTTGAGTGTCCGGATTGGTGACCGTGTGGAGCCGATGCGCAACTTGACAGTCACTAAGCAGATGGAGAGTTACAACGGCGGCAAGCAGATAGTGTGTTGCGACAAGGAGAGCGTTCTGCGCGAGATAGACCGCATGATGTCGGTTAGCCGCGGTGAGATAGAGCGCGATGCCTATAACCACCAAGTGCTTGAGAAGGGCGAGGTCATCATTGAGAGCCTTAACCCGAAGTACAAGGAGGACAAGGAGCAGAAAGCCGCGATAGCCATGCTGAAAGACCAGATGTCGACGATGATGGGCATGATGCAAGAGCTTCAGGAGAGTTTGAAATCTGCAAAAAAATCTTGAGGAAATGGGATATAAAGTATATCGTTTCAAAGAGAGCGGCGACCCGGTTGAGATGGTGTCGCGCGCCAAGGACATGCTGATGGAAGCGCATGAGATGCTTGCTGAGGCTTGTGAGATGATGAACGGCAACCAAGTGGACATGCGCCGTGGCCGTGTGATGAGCCGCCGTGACCGCTGGGACGGCAATGGCAATGACATTGACCGCCGTGACGACTGGGATGAGGTTCGCCAGCGTGGCCGTTACTACTAACCCAAATGTGTAGATAGGGCCACAGCGGGAGCTGTGGCACAGATAGACCGCTGTGGCCCATTCTGCTAAAAGACGAGCGAATTATGTGTGATTGCGGAGATTTGACCAAGTTCTATGTGTTGAGCCGTGAGATGCGCAAGTATCTTGCGACTTATGGGCCACACTTCACGAAAGAGTTGTGCGAGGATGCCGTGTCGATGATGGAAGACCGCGACGGCAACCGTGTGAGGCCTATAGAGAAGAAGGCATTGGGTGAACTGCTGGAGCGTGCCGGCGTGAAACTGGAACATAACACGCTGCATGATGGCGTTTACGTCCACTCGATGGGCATGGCTGACAATTGGGGAAGCTCGATCAATGACGAGACCAGCCTAGCGCGATATGTGAAGGACTATCTTGACGACCCCGATGGCTATGAAGGTATCGCCTTCTGGCGGTGGTATGGTGACTGCTGCAAGAAGGGTATCGTCATCGACTGGGAGAGTTATTACTAGGCTTTAGGCATTAGATTTTATCGTTATGCTTGCTAAATGGATAGACATAGATGGCAAATGGGGCGTCGTTGTGAACTATGATGTTCGCATCGACGACTTGTCTTATGTACTTGGTCAGGTCGACCGCATCGGTGTGAGTGATCGTGACCGCCGTGAGATAGAGGGTCTGTTCGAGGAGCCAAACCGCGGTTTCACTGTGAGCGACATGGAAGAGCGCATGAGCCTCACTTGCATCGGTTGGGCCGAGAGCCGTGAGCAGATGGTTGACAGCATCATTCATGAGATAGACCATGTGCAGCGTGACGTGTGTGAGTATTATGGTGTTTCCCTTGGCAGTGAGCGTGCCGCCTGGCTGCAAGGCTACCTTGGGAGAGAAATGATGGTGATATGAGTGTAATCAGAAAAGAGAACTGGAAGAGCGACATCAGGCTTGCCGTGACGCTGCTTGTTGGTGGCGAGGCCGTGCATGTGCCTAGCCATGCTTTCACGCTGCGTTTCAGGGTTTGCAATGGTCGTGAGTACTATGACTGCTGGCGCGACGAGAATGGTGGTTATCATAACTGCCGCCCGAACGATGATGGCAGCATGCTGCTGTGCTTCCTGGACAATCATGGCTTGGGCCTGGGCGAGCTCCACTGCGAGTATTATGACTATGCCACCGACTCGGACTTTGCCGACGGAAACAAGCTGACCGTTGTGCCTCAGGTGCTGCCTATAGAGCTTGTGAGCGGTGCCGGTGACGATGCAGAGCAGGTTGACGCGGAAGTGATTGTGGCGATAGACGGCCTTGTGGGTGACGCTCATGAGGCGATAGATGCCGCCAACGATGCTGCCAGTCGTGCCAACGAGGCCTCTAGCCGTGCCGAGACCGCTACTGCTGACGCTGTTGAAGCCGCGACAGATGCTCTGCAGCATGGAGAGGATGCTCGTCAAGCCGCCAGTGCCGCCAATGCCGCTGCTGTGCGTGCCAATGATGCCGCCGAGGCCGCTATGTCGCTTGCTGGCAGTGCCGCGTCATCGGCCAATGCTGCGGCTGCGTCGGCCAATCAGGCCGCCGATGCTGTCAGTGCTTCGAGCCGCTATGCCAGCGAGCAGGGTGACTATGCCAAGGAGGAGGGTGGCCGGGCTGCTCGGACTGCGCAGGACGCGCTAGGTGCCGCCGAGCGTGCCGATGCTGCTGCCGATGCCGTTGCTCCGCTGGTGGCGCGTGGCCGTCTGTCGGACGCAGTTGTGACGCTTGCTAACTACTCGGAGGGTGCGTTGGAGATAGGGAGCGATGGCATTAACCAACCCAGCCAGGGTGTTACCCTGCGGTTTGTGAGCATGAACGAGATTAGTGCTCACTGGCAAGGTGGTAACGTGACAATGGGTATAGATGCAGGCATGGTGTTCCATGTCCCCGACGGTAGTTATCTGCTGATGACAGTCACTCCCGACAATGGAGTCGGGTTGCGTGTGTCGAGCGACCTTGGTGGTGAGTATGACATCTTGCTAGCCGCTGTCAGTCGCGGATTGATAGTTGGTGGTGCGTTGTTGTCAGCTTTGTCCGACATCACACATCATAATCTTCTTGCTAAACGAAATGTTAACTTTATCGCATCGCTGGCTGTTGGCGACACGTTGACGCAGGATCAAATTCTCCTGTTCCAGAATTACTGCAACAATACAATGACTTCTCTTCTGATGATAGGAGGTAGTGTGGCTGATGTGACGATGGTGGTTCGTGGCCGTCCGCGCCCCGGCTTTACGCTTACGATAGTGTATCGCCGTGACGGTGAGTGGTGGGAGCTTGTGGCTGTGAATGGTGTTGTGACAAGCCATGGCGCATTGCCTAGGGCGAGTGAGTTGACTGATGAAGATTTTAACGAGATTTGTGTATGACAAGGAATGAACTGACAAAATTGTGGGCGAAGGTGACGGGCAAGTTCAACGCGCTGATAGACGGTGCTCCCGAAGCCCTTGATACACTGAAAGAGATAGCCGACAAGCTCGGCGATGATGATGACGCGTTGGCTGGGCTTCTCACGCAGGTCGGCAGCAAGCAGGACGCGCTGGTGAGCGGAACGAACATCAAGAGCATCAACGGGCAGTCGGTGCTGGGTAGCGGGGATATCGTTATCCCTTCTGGTGAAAAGGGCGACAAAGGCGATAAGGGCGACACTGGTGCTACGGGTGCAACTGGTGCCACTGGACCACAGGGACCAAAAGGCGATAAGGGTGATAAAGGTGACCAAGGGAATAGTGGCTACACAGGTGCCGCTGGAGAATTGGAGGTTGTCAACAATCTTACTGATGGCGGTGCTGCTAGAGCATTGTCAGCAGAAATGGGCATTGTCATTCGTGACGTCATTGAACAAATTTTCAATGCTCTCGGTGAGTATTCCTTTCCAAATGGTAAACCGACAATTGATTGGGCAGGTGGTTCTATCGCAATAAATCTCAACCTTTCCGACTTTAGTAGTAGCAACATGGCGCAAACTATCCAAAGGGGCGAGGCATACACCACAACGTTAACCGCTACCGATTTGGGCAACTTGTATGTGCCTTATGTTGTCATCACGATGGGGGATGAGGATATAACAGCCACAGCATATGACACAACGACTGGTGTCGTGAGTATAGCAGAAGTTACGGGTGCGCTTGTTATAACTGCTGCTCAATACACCTATGTGCAGGATAACCTCTCCTTCATGCTTGATTGTACCAAGAGAGGTGGGCAAGCAGGACATTGGATAGACTTAGTCGGTGGTAAGGATTTTGTCCTCACTGATGTAACCGAGGCAGATTCTGGCTTAGTGTTCAACGGAAACACATCAAAAGGCGTCGCAAGTGGTGGGCTTGATGTCGCATACGATACATCTACCATTGAGGTAATTGCAACCATTGAAAATTTCCCTACCGCCACAACACCACGTATTGCTTTTCTTGGCAATTCTTTAGATGGCTGTGTCGCAGCAGGCTGTCGGTATCCTAGTCAAAAAGCAGGAGGTATAATGACTTGCGCAACATCAGGTACAAATATTAGCCACCCACAAGATAGATATAATGTTGGGTTTTACTTTAGCAATACCAATGTCGCAATAGCGAACACAAAAGATAATGTAGTTATTGATGGTGTTTTGCAGACCAGCCCAAGAGACCAAGGCGCGATATCGGTTAATGATTATATGCTTGGGTTGAGCAGTGTGTTGGCTGTTGGTTATCAAAATGTAAGTGGCACAGATTATTTCCTAAAAGGCAAAATTATGTGCATTCGTGTCTATAACACTAAACTCACATCTGCACAAATGATAGCAAATTATGAGATTGATAAAAAACGATTTAACCTCACATAAGAATTATGGCAATACAAACAATTACTGGCAATGAGACTGGCAGCCAATTCATTGAAAAGTTAAACGAGAACTTTCAACAAGGTGGTGGAGGCATATCGCCCATCTACTATGTGAAGATGGAGAGAGGCGGGCTAAAAAGCAATGGAGCGATGGATTACACCATTAGCAGTTTTGATAATTATATCCGTTCTTCATATCTCATCAAAGTGAATAATGCCACGCAAGTTCTTGCCGAGGCATTAAGTGGCTGCACCATATATGAGTACAATAGCGCATTTTCGCTCATCAAGACATCAAGCATGGGAGATACATTCGACAACAACTGCGCTTATATCAAGATATGCAAGGATATTAGCGGAGGTGTTTTTGACGAGCGCACACCATTCTTATTTGATGCTGTGGTTGAGGAAGTGAACAACGTTCAGATAAATAGCGGAGCGGAGCAACTTGTCTTTGAGGTCTCCGATGGTGTATGCACCACAGCACGTTTGCTGTTGCCTGCTACATATACCACCAATGGCGCAAAAGTCCCATTAATTATTTGGTGCGCTTGCGATGGGAGTTATACAAATTGGGATTTCACAATAGACCATGTAGGCAGTTCCCCAAGTTCAATCTCAACACAACTGCAATACCTAGCAAGTCAAGGCTTTGCAATCCTCAACGTATATCCGTGGGGGTCTTACAATTTCACGCAGTTCCCATATTGCGGACAAAGTGGCGCAGTACCAGTGCCAGTGACTTTGCGAGCCTATGAGAAAGCGGTTGATTATGTGACTACAAGGTTTAACATCAGCGATACTGATATTTTCCAACTCTCTTGGTCTGGGAGTGGTAAATTGTCCGCATATTATGCTATCAATCACCCAACATTCAACTTGCGCCACATCTATGCGTTTTCGCCAGTTGTTGATGGCGGTGTATGGCGAATGTGCGAAACTTTGGGTGGGGCAGATGGTTTCCGTGGTGCGACAAATAGCGAGATGAGTTTTGATGGTACAACAGAGCAGATTAACAAATACCTTACTCAAAGCAATTCTTTGACGATTGAGCAGGCGTTGGAGTTCAAGAAACTCAACGCAGGGAAATTCGCCAAGTTCTCATCACCTCAATGGGAAAACCTAGTCGGTGCATACGAAAAGGATGCTTTACTACATAATCACAACATTGATGATAAGGTAGAAGATTCGTTGAATTGGGGCGAGGAATGGCGCACATACACCAATTACGCATCAACTAGTGGCGCACCAAGCGAGTTTGACGATTGGGAAGGCTTGCGTGATTTGGGCATATATGACCGCCATGACCTTGCTATAACAAGCAACGGCGCACCAATCACTATAATTGGAGCAGAGGATGATGCTGCTTACCCATACTTAGCAATGGAGCAGTTCATTGCCCAATTGCGGAATGGGGGCGCAGAGGCTAAAATCATCAATCTGCCCAACGAGTCAACAGCCGACTATGGAGATGGTCATACTAATGGTTATGGACACCGTTCGCCAATTTTTTACAACAAGATGGTAAATGCAACCATACCCTTTGGTTGGTGGTATGTTGTGCAGGATATTAATGCAAGGTTTTTAAGATAGTGGATTATGTGATGACACAGACATTAATTGATATGAGCCGCTTGCTGGCGATGGACGCGGTCATTATCCTAGTGGGGATGATGTGGGACTTGGCCGTGGGCATACGCAAGGCGCAAGAGCGTGGCGAGGCGAGGACGAGCTACGGCCTAGCTCGCACCGCCACGAAGATGCTGACCTACTACGGTGCATTCGGCACCGGTGCTTGCAT